CAACAGCCACTGGTTTGAGGTCAGCGCGACGCGCGTCATGCCGGCAAAGTGGCTGACGGAGCTGGTCGAGCGCGACCTCAAGATGGGCACGCGCTACTGGGGCGTCGAGGGCCGGCTGTGGTCGGCGGAGAACCCCGACGCCTACGCGGGTGTTCACAACTTCGACGGCGTGATGCTGATCTACGACGAGGCCAGCGGTATCGACGACACCATTTGGTCGGTCGCTGCGGGCTTCTTCACCGAGAACACGCCGCACCGCTTCTGGCTGGCGTTCAGCAACCCCCGCCGCAACGCGGGGTACTTCTACGAGTGCTTCCACTCCAAGCGGGACTTCTGGGGCACGAAGATTGTGGACGCCAGGTCGGTCGAAGGCACCGACAAGCAGGTCTACCAGCAGATCATCGACGAGTACGGGCCGGACAGCACCCAGGCCCACGTCGAGGTCTACGGGCAGTTCCCCAACGCCTCCGACGACCAGTTTATCGGCGCCAGCTTGGTGGACGACGCCATGCGCCGCCCGGCGTACAAGGATCCGTCGGCGCCCGTCGTGCTGGGGGTGGATCCGGCGCGGTTCGGCAGTGACAGCACGGTGCTGGCCATCCGCCAGGGGCGCGACGTCGTCGCCATCAAGCGGCACAAGGGCGACGACACCATGACCGTCGTGGGCCACGTCATCGAGGCCATTGAGACGTACAAGCCAGCGCTGGTGGTTATCGACGAAGGCGGCCTAGGCGCCGGCGTCGTGGACCGGCTCAAGGAGCAGCGGTACAAGGTAAAGGGGGTCAACTTCGGCAACAAGTCAAAGAACCCGGTGATGTGGGGCAACAAGCGCGCCGAGATGTGGGGCGAGATGCGGGAGTGGCTTAAGACGGGGTCAATCCCGCAGGACCGCTTCCTCAAAAACGACCTGACCGGGCCGATGATGAAGCCCGACAGCAAGGGTACGATCTATCTGGAGAGCAAGAAGGACATGAAGGCCCGCGGGCTGGCCAGCCCCGACGCCGCCGACGCCATTGCCGTCACCTTCGCCTTTCCGGTGGCCCATCGGGAATATGTGGACAGAACCCTGCGGCGCAATTATGCTGCGGGCGGCATACAGACGTCTTGGATGGGATCTTAAGACATGTCGAGCAACACCAAGCCGATTGGCGTCGCCTACGAAGACCAAAACATTGTCGGCGCTGATACCGTCAGCGCAACAACCGTCAGCGGCACTGACGTCAACGGCGTGGACATTTACGCCTCCGACGAGATTGGCTACGCGGCAGCCGCGCAGAGCACCGTCACGCAGTTGACCGACAAGTCCACGGGCGTGACGATTAACGCCTCAGCGGGCCAAATTACGATGAACAATGCTACCCTCAACGCTACTACCAATGTTGCGTTTACTATGACCAACAGCAAAATATCCGCCAAAGATTTAGTGATTGTCAACGTGGCTGGCGGCGTGGCGTCAAATGTAACCTACAACTGCTGGGTTTCAGGCCACACGGCTGGTTCTTGCGCGTTTGTCCTGCGTAACATCTCAGCCGGTCCGTTATCCGAAGCCGTCGTGTTGAACTTTGCCATTATCCATTGCGTGTAAGATGCCAAAAAAAAGCGTATCGCTGGCCGTAGGCCGCGGCGAGAAGCTACCGACGAGCAAGGGCGCCGGCCTGACTGCAAAGGGCCGGGCCAAGTACAATCGCGAGACGGGCTCCAACCTCAAGCCCCCGGCGCCCAGCCCCAAGACCGAGGCTGACAAGGGCCGCAAAAAGTCCTTTTGCGCCCGCATGGCGGGTGTGGTAGCCAAGTCGGAGAACGCCGACCGCGCCAAGGCAAGCATGAAAAGGTGGAAGTGCTGATGGCCAAGCCAGGTCTTTACGCTGCAATCCACGCCAAACGCGCCCGCATCGCCGCCGGCTCTGGCGAGAAGATGCGGAAGCCCGGCAGCAAGGGCGCGCCCACCGCGGCTGCGTTCCGCGAGTCTGCCAAGACTGCCAAGCCCGCGAAGAAGGGTAAGTGACATGCCTCTGGTGAAGTCCACCTCCAAAGAGGCGTTTCGCAAGAACGTGAAGGCTGAGATTGCCGCCGGTAAACCGGCCAAGCAGGCGGTCGCAATCGCGTACTCGACCAAGCGCGAAGCGGCCAAGAAGGGCAAGAAGTAAGCATGGACCGGCCAACGGTATCCCGGCAGGAGGCGATAGCTGCTGGCGCAGCGCGCTACTTTACGGGCGTACCCTGCCGTAACGGGCATGTGGCCGAACGCTATACCGCTAACAAAACTTGCTGCGAGTGCGGCAACGCAATTGCAAATAGAGCGAAGGCTAAGGACCGCCAAAAGTACACCGCATCTTCTGTGGCTTGGGGTCGCGCTAACCCTGCTAAACTGGCGGAATACCAGCGGCGCAAAACCGCAAAACGCCCCGCGCAACGAAATTTATGGACTGCCAACTACCGAAGCGCAAAAGACGCGCGCCAACCGCAGTGGCTTTCTCTCTCGCATTTGCTTGAGATGGAGTCCGTCTACACCTACTGCTTCGCGCTTCGTAGCATTGGTTTAGACTACCACGTTGACCACATAGTGCCCCTTCGCGGCAAAACCGTTTCCGGGCTACATGTGCCTTGGAATTTGCAGTTGCTTCCTGGCCGAGAAAACATGAGCAAGGGGAACTCGTTCAGTGGCAGCTAACGACGTTCAAGCAGCGGGCAAAGTGTCCGACTCTGACGATACGGAGCGTCTGTCTGTTATGCGGCGCCGCTATACGCTGGCAATTTCAGCGTATTCGGACAGCCGTGAAGATGAGTTGGACGACCTGCGCTTCATGGCGGGCAGCCCGGACAATATGTGGCAGTGGCCAGCTGACGTGCTGGCCACCCGCGGGTCGGTGCAGGGCCAGACGATCAACGCCCGCCCTTGCCTGACGATCAACAAGCTGCCGCAGCACGTCCGTCAGGTGACGAACGAGCAGCGCCAGAACCGCCCGACGGGCAAGGTGATCCCGGCCGACGACCGCGCTGACGTGCGTGTGGCTGAGATCTTCGACGGCATGGTCCGGCACATCGAGTACATCTCGGACGCCGACGTTGCCTACGACACCGCCTGCGACAACCAAGTCACCTACGGCGAGGGCTACATCCGCCTTCTGACCGAGTACTGCCGCGACGACAGCTTCGACCAGGACATCAAGATCGGGCGCGTCCGCAACGCCTTCTCGGTCTACATGGACCCCACCATCCAGGATCCGTGCGGTTCGGACGCCGAGTGGTGCTTCATCACCGAGGACGTCAGCAAAGCCGACTACGAGCGGATGTTCCCAGACGCGGCGCCGATCTCCAGCCTTATGACGCAGGGCGTGGGCGACCAGAGCCTGTCGCAGTGGCTGTCGGAGGACATGGTTCGCATCGCGGAGTACTTCTACTACGAACACGAAGACGCGACGCTGCACCTCTACCCGGACAACATCACGGCCTTCGCCGGCACGCCGCAGGACAAGGCCCTCAAGGCCATGTTCGGCAAGCCGCTGCGGACCCGCAAGGTGGACCGCAAGAAGTGCAAGTGGCTCAAGACCAACGGCTTTGAAGTGCTGGAGGAGCGCGACTGGGCGGGCAAGTGGATCCCGGTCGTGCGTGTCGTCGGCAACGAGTTCGAAGTGGACGGCCAGCTCTACGTCTCGGGCCTTGTGCGGAACGCTAAGGACGCCCAGCGCATGTACAATTACTGGGTTAGCCAGGAGGCCGAGATGCTGGCCTTGGCCCCCAAGGCACCCTTCATTGGCTATGGCGGCCAGTTTGAAGGCTACGAAATGAACTGGAAGACGGCCAACACGAACAACTGGCCGTACCTGGAGGTCAACCCGGACGTCACCGACGGCGCCGGCTCGCCTTTGCCGCTGCCCCAGCGCGCTCCGCCGCCGCTGGCCCAGACGGGGCTCATCCAGGCCAAGCTGGGCGCCTCTGACGACATCAAATCCACCACAGGGCAGTACGACAGCAGCCTTGGCGCCCAGAGCAACGAGCGGTCTGGCCGGGCCATCCTGGCGCGCGAGAAGCAGGGCGACACCGGGACGTACCACTTCGTCGATAACCTTTCCCGCGCCATCCGCTACGTCACGCGCCAGCTCGTCGATATGATCCCGAAGATCTACGACACCGCCCGCGTGGCCCGCATTGTGGGCCTCGACGGCGAGGTCGGCATGGTCCGCATCAACCCGACGCAGCCGGAGCCCGTGAAGGAGATCCGCGACGAGAACGGGCTGGTGATCGACAAGATCTACAACCCGTCAGTCGGCACCTACGACGTCTGCGTGACCACTGGGCCTGGCTACATGACAAAGCGCCAGGAAGCCCTGGACGCCATGTCCATGCTGCTCCAGTCGAACCCGCAGCTTTGGACCGTCGCGGGCGACCTGTTCATCAAGAACATGGATTGGCCAGGCGCTCAGGAGATGGCCGCGCGCTTCGCCAAGATCATTGACCCGAAGGTCATGGAAGGCGAGGACCAGTCGCCCGAGATGCAGATGGCCAAGATGCAGATCGAGGCGCTGACGAAGGAGCTGAACCAAGTCGTTGGGATGCTCCAGCGCGTCGAGCAGTCCATCGAGGCCCAGGAAGTGCAGATCAAGGCGTATGACGCCGAGACGAAGCGCATTTCGGCCGTCCAGGCCGGCATGACGCCGGAGCAGATCCAGGACATCGTGATGGGCACCATCGCCGCGGCGCTGGATACGGGCGATATTGTGGGCCGAGACACCCCGATGGAGCGCCAGATGCCCGTCATGGAGCCCGAAATGGCCCCTCTGCCGCCTGAAATGGCCCCAGGAGGGCCGATGCAATGAGCAACTGCGCCGAGTTCATCGGGATGCTGTTTTTGGCCCGCGATACGGCCCATTCCGTGCATCTGAACACCCGCAGCTACGCCAAGCACAAGGCCCTTCAGAAGTTCTACGAGGGCGTTATCGACCTCGCGGACACGCTGGCCGAGGCATACCAGGGCCGGCACGGGCTGATCGGGCCGATTGCGCTCATGTCGGCCAAAAAGACCAACAACATCGTCGAGTTTCTTGAGGACAACCTCAAGGACATCGAGGACATGCGCTACAAGGTCATGGACAAGAGCGATACGGCGCTTCAGAACATCGTTGACGAAATTGTCGCGCTGTATCTCTCTACGCTGTATAAGCTCAAGTTCCTTGCTTAAGGACGTCGCACCGATGGAACTGCTGAAGCCTCTGTCCAAAGCCGATTTTCCGGCTCAGACCGCATCCTTTACCGGGACCGCGGCCAACACGACGGGCTGGAATGCGGGGCCGCAGGGCGTCGTCATCTGGTCTGACCAAGCTTGCTACGTTGAGGTGGGCGAGGGCGCTGTAGCTACGACGGCCAGCACGCCCATCCCTGCTCAGACCCCCATTCCTTTTGCGGTCCCGATCACCGTCAGTGGCGTCTGGCGCGTCAGCGCCATTCGGGTGGCCACGGACGGCGTAGTGTACTGCAAGCCGATCAACAAGGCTTAAGCCATGGGGTTTGCCGGCGCGCTTCGGAACGGGCTTGCTATCGGGTTGGGTAGCATCGCCACGTTGTTTTCCGGCTATGGGCCGGACCAAGCGCAAGGCAACCTTGAAACTGAGAACGGGGATAACCTCGTTCAAGAAAATGGCGGTCTAATTTTGCTGGAGTAGCCACATGGCTGACGTCAAGATTTCTGCCCTTCCTGCTGCGTCTACACCCCTTGCAGGGACGGAGGTGCTGCCGATTGTGCAGAGCGGCACGACTGACCAAGTTAGCGTCGCCAATCTGACCGCTGGCCGCACGGTCAATGGCGCGGCATTTACTGCGACTGGTACGGTGTCTGGAGCTACGGTCACCGCGTCTGGCACGGTGTCTGGAGCTACGGTCACCGCGTCTGGCACCGTGTCTGGCGCCACCGTCTCCGGCACCACCGTAAACGCTGGCGCAGGAACCGTTTCCGCGCCGTCTATCTCGCCCACCGGCGACAGCAACACGGGCATCTTCTTTCCGGCGGCCGACACCATCGCTTTCTCAGAGGGCGGTGTTGAGGCGCTGCGCCTCGACAGCACCGGCAACGCGACATTCACCGGCACCGCCGTGATGTCCAGCAGCTTCCTGCGGAACCGGCTGATCAACGGCAACATGTACATTGCCCAGCGGGCCACGTCGGCCACCGTGACGGCTGGTACGGGCGTGCCTACGGCCAGCACAGGCTACCCCTGCGTGGACCGCTTCTTTGTCTACAGCACGGGCGCAAACGTCACGGCAGCACAGGTGTCGGGCGCCGGGGCGAACCGCAACCTGCTTCGCATCACGGGCGCCGCATCTGTTACGGCGGTCGGTATTGGCCAGCGCATTGAGGCGCTTAACAGCTATGATCTTGCTGGCCAGACTTGCACGCTGTCGGTCGATCTTGCCAATTCGCTTCTGACGACGGTGACGTGGACGGCAAGCTACGCCACGACCGCCGACACCTTCGGCACCATTGGCACGCCGACCAAGACGCAGATTGCCACTGGTACGTTCACGATCACCAGCACGCTGACGCGCTACTCCGTCAACATTGCGGTGCCCGCCGCGGCGACGACCGGCGTTGAGATCCTGTTTACTGTGGGCGCGCAGACGAGCGGCACTTGGGACGTCGGAAACGTGCAGTTTGAGCCCGGTTCCATCGCCACGCCGTTTGAACGCAGGCAGTTTGGGCAGGAACTGGCGCTGTGTCAGAGGTATTTTTTCAAGACATACAACACTTCAGTAGCTATTGCTTCAGTGTCGTCAGATGGGCAAGTATTTACCATTGCGAATAATGGCGGAACAGCTTTTGCAACATGCTCGTTCGCGGTTGATATGAGGGCGGCACCTACGGTCGCGTTCTATAATTCATCTACGGGGGCATCGGGGACATGGAGAGACGGCGGAGGAACTGACAGGGCCATGACGGCAAGTGTTCCTGGAACCCGCCAAACTTCGTTCTCTAGCACTACGGTGGCCGCAAACTCCACTGTTGGCGGTCAGCTAACTGCATCGGCGGAACTCTGACCATGTACACCAACGCCCAATACATCGCCTTCAACGGCGTCAACACCAGCATCCGCTGCGACATCAACGGCGTGACTTCGTTCGTGCCGCTTGACCCAGCCAACACCGACTACCAGGACATCATGGATCTGGTAGCGGCGGGTGAACTCACAATCGCCCCTGCGGATGAGCCGAGCAAACCCAAATAAGATTTTCAGCCGGCAGCAAGCTGCCGGCTGACATCCGTACTGGTGCGGTTCACCAGGGATCGTAAGGATCGAAAATGTCTACCGAAGACGTTAACACCCTAGCGGAAGCACCCGCGCCGGAACAGGCAGCCACGGCGGCGCCTGCCCCCGACGTTTCTACGCCGGCCGAAACGCCGAACGAGGCGTCCAAGACCTTCACACAGGAGGAACTGGACGCGATTGTCGGCAAGCGCCTTGCCCGCGAACAGCGGAAATGGGAGCGAGAGCAAGCCCAAAAGCTGGCCGAGCTTGAGGCGAAACGGGCAATGCCCGTCAATCCTCCGGCACCTGACGATTTCGACAACGCTGCCAAGTACGCAGAGGCTTTGGCCGAGCAGAAAGCGCAGGAGTTGCTTCGACAGCGTGAGGCGTCCCAGCAGCAGGCTAAGGTGATCGAAGCCTACCATGAGAAAGAGGAAGCCGCCCGCGGCAAGTACGACGACTTTGAACAGGTCGCGTACAACCCGAGCCTTCCTGTGACTGATGTTATGGCCCAGACCATCCAGGCTTCTGACGTTGGCCCCGATATCATCTACTGGCTTGGGACCAACCCGAAGGAGTCTGCGCGTATCGCCAACCTGTCTCCGTTTATGCAGGCCAAGGAGATCGGCAGGATCGAGGCCAAGCTGGCCGCCGACCCTCCGGTTAAGAAGACGTCAACCGCCCCGGCCCCTATTGCTCCGGTGACGGCTCGCTCGACGTCCACGCCTGGCTACGACACGACGGACCCCCGTTCCGTCAAGAACATGTCTACGTCGGAGTGGATCGAGGCCGAGCGCCTGCGCCAGATCAAGAAGTGGGAAGCCACACGCAACCGCTAAGGAACCTTTGAAATGGCAAACTCGCTTCTTACTATCGACATGATCACCAGGAAGGCCCTGGAGATCCTTGAGAACAACCTCGTCCTCACCCGCAACGTGAACCGCCAGTACGACGACAGCTTTGCCGTCGAAGGCGCGAAGATCGGCTCCACCCTCCGCATCCGTCTGCCGGACCGCGCGCTGGTGACCGATGGTGCGGCCCTCCAGGTGCAGGACGACAACGAGCAGTTCACCACGCTGACGGTCTCCAGCCAGAAGCACATCGGTGTGAACTTCACCTCGGCCGAACTCACCATGCAGCTCGACGACTTCGCCGAGCGCGTGCTGAAGCCTCGTATTTCGCAGCTCGCGTCCAGCATCGACGCGGACGTGGCGAATGCGTACAAGTCGGTCTTCCAGTCGGTCGGCACCCCCGGCACGACCCCGGCCACTTCTCTGGTGCTGCTCCAGGGCCAGCAGAAGCTGAACGAGGCCGCCGCCGTGATGTCGCCGCGCTACGCGACCGTGAACCCGGCCGCCAACGCGGGCCTCGTCGAAGGCATGAAGGGCCTGTTCAACCCGACCGACACCATCAGCCGCCAGTTCAAGAACGGCATGATGGGCATGGGCGTGCTGGGCTACGACGAGATCAACATGTCTCAGTCGATCAAGCAGCACCAGACCGGCTCGCGTACCGGCGCGCACACGGTGACGACCACCGTGTCCACGCAGGGCCAGTCCACGCTGAACATCACCGGCACCGGCTCGCAGACGCTTGCCGCTGGCGACGTGTTCACGATTGCCAGCGTGTTTGCGGTCAACCCGCAGACCCGCGAGTCCACGGGTTCGCTCCAGCAGTTTGTGGTGACGGAGGCCATTGCGGCGTCCGGCGGCGCGTACACCGCGGTCAAGATCTCTCCGGCGCTCTACACCTCGTCCAACGCGCTGGCGACCGTCGATAGCTTCCCGCAGTCGGGTGCGGTGATCACGTTCCTTGGTGCGGCCTCCACGTCGTATCCGCAGAACCTGATCTACCACAAGGACGCCATCTCGTTCGCCACGGCCGACCTGCTGCTGCCGCAGGGCGTGGACATGGCCTCTCGCCAGGTTCACAACGGCATCTCGCTGCGTGTCGTGCGCCAGTACGACATCAACAACGACCGCCTGCCTTGCCGTATCGACGTCCTCTACGGCTTCAACACCATCCGCCCGCCCATGGCCGTGCGGCTCTGGGGCTAAGGCACAGGAAAGGAGAACACGAACATGGCGATTCCGAATGGCGGCGGCGGTTACCAGATTGGTGACGGCAACCTCAACGAGCCTCTGATCGACGCGCTCCCCGATCCCGTCTCCGTCACTACGGCGGCGACGCTCACCCCGGCGCAGGTGCTGAACGGGCTGATCCTGGCGAACTCCGGGATCACCGCCGCGTCCGTCACCTACACTCTGCCGACGGTGGCGGATCTGGAACTCGTCCTGTCCAACTCGGACAAGGTGGGCACGGCGTTCACCTTCCGCCTGGTGAACCTCGGCACGTCCTCCGGCACGGCGATCATCGCCACCAACACCGGCTGGACGATCACGGGCTCGCTGACGATGACCGTCCCGGTCACGACCGGCGCCCAGTTCGTCGCCCGCAAGTCTGCGGCCGGCGCCTGGGCCCTCTACCGCGTCGTGTAATGTACCCGGCCCCCTGCTTCGGCAGGGGGCCGACCTTTTGAGGCTCACATGCCAGTCATCTACCTTGAACACCCTCGGCACGGCGTTAAGGTCGCCTTCATGGACCTTGAGGCCGAACAGGACGAGGAGAACGGCTGGTCGCGGATGGCGGAGGCAAACGCGGCCCCCGTCAATATGCTGGCACGCGCCGCTGGTGGTGATACAATGACCTCTGAGGCCCCGCGCCGTCGAGGCCGCCCGCGCGCCAACAAGGACGACTGACATGGCCACGGCAGGCGACATCATCAACGGATCGCTCCGCCTGCTGGGCGTGCTGGCCGAAGGCGAAACGCCGTCCTCTGAGACGTCTCAGGACGCGCTCAACGCCATGAACCAGATGATCGACAGTTGGAACACCGAGCGCCTCGCCGTGTTCTCGACCATTGATCAAGTGGAGACGTGGCCGCCCGGCGCGCTCTTTCGTACCTTTGGGCCGACCGGCGACATCGTGGGCGACCGCCCGATCCTAGTGGACGACGCCACCTACTTTCGCGACCCGGCGACCGGCATCTCCTACGGCCTCAAGCTGATTAATCAGCAGCAGTACAATGGCATCGCCGTGAAGACCGTCACCAGCACCTACCCCCAGGTGCTGTGGGTCAACATGACCTATCCGAACATCGAGATGTACGTTTACCCGGTGCCGACGAAGGTGCTGGAGTTTCACATTGTCTCTGTTCGCCCGCTGTCGCAGCCGGCCAATCTGGCCACTGAGCTGACCTTTCCGCCGGGTTACCTGCGCGCCTTCCGTTACAATCTGGCCTGCGAGATGGCACCGGAGTTCGGCGTTGAACCGACCCCACAGGTGTCGCGCATCGCCATGACGTCGAAGCGCAACCTCAAGCGGATCAACAACCCGGATGATGTGATGGCGCTGCCCTACAGCATCGTGGGCACCCGCCAGCGGTACAACATCTTCGCCGGCAACTACTGATGAAGACGCCGATCCTCGGATCTTCCTATGTGGCCCGCAGCGTTAACGCTGCGGACAACCGCATGGTGAACCTGTTCCCCGAGATCGTGCCCGATGCAAGCGGCGGTAAAGAACCGGCGTTTCTTCAGCGTGCGCCTGGTCTTCGCCTGCTTGCTACTCTCGGCAATGGTCCGGTGCGGGGGCTGTGGACGTTTGGTGGGTACGGCTACGCCGTGTCCGGCGACAAGCTGTACAAGATCGACTCCTTTTGGGTGGCGACAATCAAGGGCACCGTTACCGGCGCTGGCCCGGTGTCGATGGTGGACAACGGCACGCAGTTGTTCATTGCCGCTGGCGCTGACGGCTTCATCTACAACGCCAACACGGACGTCTTCGCCCAGATCACCGACCCGGACTTCCCCGGCGCGACGACCGTGGGCTTCATCGACGGCTACTTTGTCTTCAACGAGCCGAACAGCCAGAAGTTCTGGGTAACGCAGCTCCTTGATGGTACGTCGGTT